ACTTCCGCCTGAACATAGGTCTCATAGTTTCTTGCAAGGATACGGTTCAGCAAATCTTTTTCCTTGGCGTCCCACTTTTCAGTCAGGATATAAATAAGGTATCCCTGAAAACCTATAACCAACAGCAATCCTGCTATGACGATAATTTCAATAATCATATAGCTCTTTCTCCCATTCTTCCGCTTTTATTACGTCTTCAAATATCTTTTCTCTCTCCATGTCAGCTATCTTGTTGATGGAGGGAATTATTCTCTTTTCAAATTTAATGGGTTCAGTAGGAAAGGTAGCGAAAAGTCCCTTCTTTCCGTGGTCTAAAATTCTGGCTAAAGCATCCAACATATCGTCATGCGCCCCCACAGGAAATGTCTTATACTCTTCTTCAATGAATACTTTGGTTAAGTCAAGTGTTTTTTTATCATGTGTTGTTCGGATACACATTTTAGGCAGGTATATTCTTCCCTGTTCAAATATTGGAACCAGCGACCTGATTCGATCTTCCTTGCCTACATTTCCTCCTAACGGGAAAATCGGGAAGCGGTAATTCTTTTGTTCCATGACATATTGTAGGTGTTCTATATCGGACTGCATACCATATTCTTCATATCCTACTGCCACTGGTTTATACATTTCATGCAGTCCAAATAATACCTGCATTCTCTCTGTAAGGTTTAAGCGGTCTCTTATCATATCTATGACGTAATAGTTCCGGTCAAGTCCCAATCCAATAACGAACATGGCAGTATAATCGGAGTGTTTTTTCTTTTTGGAAGCAGGGTCAACAAGGATATAGATTTGCAGGTTGTTTGTGTTTTGCGCGTCCCATGTTTTTATCCATTCAATTTTGAAGTTCTGGGCTTCATCTGCAACGGGGTCAAGCAACATCTGACTGCTAAATACATATGGGCCAAATTCCTTACGTTTCTCTTCGATTCTCTCCATAGACAACAGGATTGGTTGCTTGTTTTCGTCAAAGACAGGATAAATACGGGGTTTTACAACGTCCCTACGCATCATTTCTCCGTATGAATCATTATAATTATATCTTGTTCCTATATATCTAGTCCTGCCTCCTTCGGTTATTAAGTTTCTTGACATCTCCCAAGCCCTTGTGGTCTTCTGACACATTTCAGGTGTAGTAACGGAATCAAGAGTCACAACATCATCGTAAATCATCAGTCTAAAGTGCCGTCCTGTGGGTTGTCCATCTACAAGACCCCATGCTTCTACGGTAGCCTCTCTGAGATTTGAATTTCTTTTGACGATAATACCTTCGTCCATAGACCACCGAGGTGATTCACTGTTGGGATTCGCCCACAAAACATCGGGGAAAATAGATTTGAGTGTTTCGTTGGTTTCAAACTCTCTTTTAATCTGCCAGAGGAAAAATTTAGAAGTAGGGCGGTTGTAACTGAAAATCCCCACGGTTACGTTGGGGTCTTGAAGAATGTTTTGAACGGTAAGGCCAAATGTAATGATGGAAGATTTACCTGCTTCACGGAACCAGAGGTCTAAATAACCATCCGGACTTTTCTGAACCTCACGACATCTCTCATAGAGCCACTCCCTTTGAAGGTCTTTACGACCGCAGACCTTCGTTAAAAGGAAATATAGGTCTGTCAGACACATCTCACGCATCCACTGGCCTACAAGATTCTCTCTCTCAGCCTTCTTAGCCTGTTTCTTATATAGTACCTCTGTATCTATTCTATTCGTATAGTTTCAATTCACGCGCGGGGCGCGACTTGCCTCCGTAGTTATATTGAGCCTCCGGCCCTGTATAATCACATATACACGCTTGAAATTCGTCATACCCACATCTTAAGCATTTTTTCTTCATAAAAATCCCTTGTATCCACCCCGTGGAGAGTGGTCATTTTGTCGCGTGATTTCAGATACTTGAAAAAACGCCTTTTTTTGAAAAAGAGCTATTTTTTTGGCTGTTTTGATCATTCCGCCTCCATAATTCTATCCATAACAGACTGTAACGCCTCAGGCAGCGCCCCGTTTATAGCGACATTAGAAGTTGATTTATTGGTCTCCAATCTCTCTATCTCATAAAGGGTCTTTAAACTCGTAACTGCTTGATTTACCGATGTATCCGCGATTTTCTCATCCGTTAAATTCGCCAAAAGCTTCTCCTGAAACCCCGCCAAAATAGTTGGCCTGTTAGACCTGTAGGCATCCACCCTCTGTAGCTTGATCTTATAACGCTTCAAACACAGACATACAGCCTGACGAGTAACACCTACTATCTTACTGATTTCATTCTGATTTAAAGAAGAATTTTCCGCCAATTCAATGATCTTTGCAGTCTGACCCTTCTTAACTCTCGGTAACATAAAACCCCCATAAATTAACAAAGATTTAAGACTTCCAATACCCCCTGTAATCTATTAAATCAAGACCTTTTTTTACCGCACCATATAAACTCTTTAATATCCAACAGTTAGTTACAGTAAGTGTATAGTCCTGTATGTATTTCAAAAAAATATTATTGAACATCCCAGACGGTATTTGAAAAAATATTCTATAATCTCCCAGAGGGTCCCCGATAGCGACCGGCACCCGTCTCGAAGGGAATACCCCGTATTCCTTCTTGGAATACTTAAGCATGCTTTATTATCAGCTATCTGCTTGTTATTATTAGCTTATCATACTATTTAAGCTCTGTTGTTATGGGCTGTTTTGGACGGTATAATACCTTTTTTTGGCAGGGAGGGTAATCGGTGAATCTCTTTTACCTGCGGGATTACAGGAGTTTGCTTGCTTCTGCTTGTGAACTCTTGTAAACTCTTAGGGGCGGATTAGTGGTAGTTTTATGGGGCGGTTTTGGGCTGTTTTGTTTAAAATCGCTTAAAATGGCTTGTATGCGATTTGCTGGTCACTTGGCTGTATTGTATTGCCGGCGGATGATCCTGCATTCCATCGGCCTTGGCGCGCGATTTAGGGCATAAAAAACGGCGGGTGATTAGTCCGCCGTGAATTTGCCTATTGGCTGAAGTCATGCGACTCTATGTTTGCCCGGTTATTTTTTGCTATACGCGTTGACGCCGATGTAAATTACTTTTCCGTCCAGGCTCAACGGCTTGTTGCCGTTAGTAGTTGCGTGGACTAAACTTTTGCCACTTACGGACATCTTTCCCGCTTTATCAAAGTCCAGTGTAACAACCAATTTGCCCTCTTTATTGATTTGTGCGTTCATCGTCTTTACTCCTTTTTTTTGTTAAATGGTTTGTTAGTTAGTTGCCGCGTCTCCCTTAACCCTCGATGTAGGTTTCAATGGCGCCAAGGATTTCTTCTAGTTGGTCGATTTCATCATTGATTTTTTCTTGCGTATCTTCATCCCTTACATGTTCCACAGCTTCCTTTTTAGCATCAATCGCTTCCTCTAATGCCGGCAGCCAGGCTGCCATGCTTTTCCGCGTTGCTTTAGCCATCATTTCACCTCCTGCCTTAGTTTATCTAAGGCTGCCTTAAGATCCCTTGCAATGCGCCTTTTAAAATCAGTGTCCCACGGAAAGACCTTTAAATATATGGTCTTCCGCGCCTCTTCCGCTTTGACAAAATCTTGAATCGTTAAAGCATCCATCATTTTCATCCCTTCTTGGTTTACGCTTGGTTTAATTTATCCCTCATACCATTAATGTTACAGATATACTCACTACCCATCATGACCGCCGCTGACTTTGCGGCTTTAATTGTTCTGGGATTAATCATCCCCTTAATACACCGCGCCAAACGGTAACTGTAACTTCCGCAGGACTTGCATCCGATCCTTTTTTCTTTCATCATTTTCACCTCTCGTTTTTAGTCGGCCATATCGACCGCCGGTTTATCCATATTGCTAATTCCATGCCATAATTTAAGCTAACAATTTATCGTGTTGTTTTGATTCAATTTTTTGCTTGCCACGCAATTTTATCCCAGGGGTCGGCCATATCGACCGCCGGTTTATCATTCTGGACTGTGGTTTTTTCGCCACAGTTTGAGATTTTTTTGCCACGGTTTGCAGTAGTTTTTGCCACGGTTTGCCGGCCATCTATTCTATACGTATAGAATAGTTTGATATACTTTGTTGATTTTATTCCATTATTGCTTGTTTCAGGCGTTTTTTTTGGCCGCATTTTTGCAAGGTACCGGGAGCGGCGGTTTTGGCCGACTAAAATTCGGGAGGTGACTTATGGATTTGCTGATTTTTTTGTGTGCTGTAGCTATTGCGCTATGTTGTGGAGTAGATTGTATAGTGTCCATTATAAGAGGGTAATAATTATCTGGCCTATCGGATTACACGGGGAGAAAGAGGAGAGATTATGGAAGAGAATGTGACTGTTAGTATCAAAGATTTATCTAAACTTAAAGCATTATATAAGAGTGCTGTTGAGTCTGGGAAAGAGGTGTTTGATTATAAGGGAAGAGAGATTTTTGTCGCTTATTGCAAGTATTTGATTGAGTATTTAGAGGGATTAAAGAAATAACACTAAAGAAAGGGGTAAAGTAATGAAATTAATATATTACGTAGAGCATAAACAGCAAGATTTAAAGTTATCTATCGAATTAGACCCATTGATGGATGGAAACTCATGTATAGATTATGAAATACAATCCATTAGCCTTGTTAATTTCCATAAGGAATACAAGCTGCCAAGGTATTCAAGATTATTTAGGGATATAGTTATTCAATTATTGGATGACTGTTATTTTGCTGAAACGATTGAACAGGCGTATATGGATGCACAGAATGATAAAGATATAGATTCTGCGCTTGAAAGCATTGCTCTAGGAGGTCTATGGCAGAATATATCTTAATCAATATAATATTTATCGGATTTCTGTGTGCATTGGGATATTATCTTAACCAATAATTAAGAGCTGTTTTATCGGCTATACGGGAAGAAAGGAATTACATGAGAAAATCATTATTGCAGGTTCTTATTGAAAGAGATGGTATGCAGGAAGAAGAAGCCAAGAAACTCATTAAAGAAGTTAAAGAAGTGCTGTTAGACAGGATTGAAAATGGTGAAGATGCCTATGATATATGTGAAGAATATTTTGGGTTGGAACCTGATTATCTTAATGATTTAATATAACTCTAACATATTATCTAATAAGACTATAGATATATTGACGATAGGCGTTTATTGGTCAATTAATTAACGAACTTTAGGGGAGAATCACTTAGGAGGATAATTATGGCGCATTTTTATGGTGGAGTTCAAGGAACTAAGGGAGAAGCAACAAGACTTGGAGAGAAGAAGTCAGGGCTTACTACATTCGCAAATGGATGGAACCTTGGAGTTGACGTAAGACTCCGTTATTGCGAAGACACAAAAGAGGATGTTGCAGAAGTGACTTTGACTTCTGGAAGTGAAGGCGGAAAATCAAAGTTTCTTGGAAGGTTCACAACTAAAAACATTTAAAATTCTATACGTATAGAATCGGGGGAGTTTATGCTCCCCCTTTTTTATTATTTAACTCTTAAGAATTTCCCGCAGTTACAACATCTTTCGTATTGTTCCATAGCTCCATCATGAAGGCAAATGTCCGTTGCCTTCTCTTTTTTGCCAGTTTCCTCCAGGAGATTGTTCTTGATTGCTTCTATGGGGAGGTCTTTATTAGCTTCAAGGATTTCCATCTTCTCTTCATCTGTCTTATCATGTAGATAAGGGAGAAGGAGAACGATGGTTGATATATCAAGAGGAACGGGATTCTTCTCAAGAGCTTTGCCGACTTCCTTATAAACTTGTTCAAGCCTGTAAGCCTGGGATAGTGAGATTTTAAGTTCGTGTTCGATATAATATTTATAAGAGGACACTCCGGCACAATCCCTACACCAAAGCTTTTCATTTCTTAATTTATAAATGGCCTTACCTCTTTTCAGGTATCCGTTTATACAATCCTTCATTCCCTCGTTATAGAGTTTCATCACATCAAATAGCCGCTGTCCGATAATTATGTCTTTTGTCACTTAGAGTCCTTTCT